CCACACTTGCTCAGTTCAAGGCTGCTGTCGGTATCGGTACGGCTGACACCGCCGATGACGCTGCGCTCCAGAATGTGCTGGACGCTACTGATACGCTGATCGATCTCTACTGCGACCGTAAGACCGGCTTTGGCACGGCGAGCGAGACGCGCTACTACACGGCTGAGGACTATCAGTATGTGCTGACCGATGATCTTGTCAGCGTCACCACGCTCCAGACGGATGACGATGCCAACGGCACCTACGAGACCACTTGGACGAGCGGCACCGACTTCGTACTGGCACCGCGCAATGCTGCGCTGGACGGCTTCCCTTACACCGAGATTGATACGAGCGTCACCTGGCCGCGCAACTTCCCCAAGGATGTCTATCTCGGCGTAAAGGTGGTCGGCGTATTCGGCTTCCCATCCGTACCGGCAGCCGTCACTCAGGCGGAGATCATTCAGGCTGGCGCTGTCTGGAACAGCCGCACCGCGCCGTTCGGCGTGATCGGCTCGGCAGACCTTGGCGGCATCCTGCGAATGAGCCGCGCTCTGCATCCTGAAGCTGCGCTGATCTTGGAGCCGTATCGGAAGCGCAACGGCTTGGCGCGATGACCGACCTGACCATCCTTGATGCCATTGCGACACGCCTAGAGGCGGCGACCGAGCCGACTGGCTACACACTTCGCAAGGCATACGCCACTCCGCCAGAGTCGCTCCCCATCACGCCGGTAGCGGTGCTGTTCCCAGGTGGCGACACGATCACCGTGAGCAACGGCAACCGCGTCACCGTGCTGACAGTCAATGTGGTCATCTACCTGCTACCCATCCCACGGATGGATGAGAAATACCGCGATCTCTACACTTGGCGCTCGTGGCTTCGCAGCGTCTTCGATGGCGCTGTGACCATTAGTGGAAACGCCGTTCAGGTAGCGGTCACCGGTACTACACTCGGCACGGATACCTACGCCGATCAGGAATACCTGACGGTGCAAGCAGTTGCGGAAGCCACGGTTTATGACACCGTGGCGTTCACCGCGTAGAGCAAGGAGATAACGAAATGCCAAGCTACGGCGCAAAGGCTCTGACGCGGATCGCTACTGCGTCGCAGGCTTCTTTCGGCACGGCCGCTTCAATCGGCACGGCAACTGGCGAGATCCTCTTCACCGAGACGCTGGGCGCGCTCGACTTGGGTGTGACGGTTGATCTCGGCGAGACCACCTCAGTTGGTAAGCGCACCGCCATTCAGGCAGGGCGACCAACGATCACTGGCCGCGCTCCAGTCCTGACCATTGCTGAGGGTCCTGTTTCGATGCGAACCCTGCCGCTCGTGCTTGACGCAGTTGGCGCAGCCGTGACCGGCGCTGGTCCATACACCTGGACTTGGTCGCCAACACAGGGCGATGTCGATACGCTCGTCTTCTACTCGTTCCTTGTTGAGGACGGAGTGCAGAAGTATCTCGTGCGCGATGCCGCTCCGACAGAAATCACCTTCTCGGCAGACGCTTCAGGACTGCTTCAGATGGGCGCGACCTTCGCTGCGACCACGGTCGCCAGCTCGGCACTCGCCTTCCCAACGGCAATCCCAGCGCAGCCAATGATGGCTGGTCGCTTGATGAAGTTGAGCACCGACACCAACTTCCCTGACAAGTCAGGCACTGGTGCGACCGACTTCGCCAGCGTGTTCAACTTCAACCTGACGGTCACGACCGGTGTAGGAATGATCACCGCGCTCGATGGCAGCCTGACGGCCGCCACAGCAGCGCTGACTGGCGTGCTCGATGCGACGCTCACCTTCACGGTGGCGAGCAACTCAGCCGCTACGACGAGCTTCCCAATCACCGACATTGCCGCGCAGAAGTACCTGCGCCTGTTTGGCACGACCAGCGATAACTACGGCGTGTGGATTCTCGGCTCGTGGGAGATCGAGAATGTCGTGCCACTTTCGGCGGATCAGGATGGCGTAGTGGTCAATGAAGTGACCTGCCGCCTGGCATACGATACGACCTCAGGCAAGTCGCTTGAGATCATCGTTGATTCGCCGCTGGCAACAGCGCCGTAAAGAGCAGCGCCTAAGGCGCTAGTAGGAGGGTCAATATGGACACCGTAAAGATCGCCTTGGAGGGCGAGTACGCTGGATGGACAGCCGAGCTGCGAAAGACAGTCTCGGCTCGCATCCTGCTCGACTTGGAGTCAGGCGACTCCCAGCGGTCGCTGACCGCGTTCAGCAAGTTGGTGGTCAAGCACAACTTCAAGGATCTCGATGGGAAGCCTTGTGACGATGTGCTAGATGCGCCGGTAGATGCGCTAACGCAGACGCTTGAGGCGTGGGGCAAGGCGAACCAGCCAGACCCCAAGTAAGGCTCGCTGCCAGACGGCTGGCAATCGGTCAATCGATTGCACCGCCGCCAGAGATCATCTTCCACATCTTGGGCGAGAAATTCGGAATGTGGCCAGATGAGGTAGCGAGCCTGCCACTAGATCAGGTGCTGCTCGCCTGGACGATCCACGCGGAGATGCAGCCGAAAGGGAAGTAATGCCAGCCGCTCTAGAGATCAAGATGCAAGGGCAGATTCGAGCAGAGGCGAAAGCGCTGCAAGATGTGTTCCTCAAGACGCTTGGCTGGAAGGGCGTTCGCAAACTAGAACAGTTCGCCGTGGTCAATGCTGCTCGTGCCTACGCACCATATGTCCGAGCTGCTGCGCCAAAAGATGTTGGTGGGCTTGCTAAGAGCGTTCGCGGCCGTCGGTCTCGCTATCAGAGACCTGGCGCTATCGTCGGACCTACGCAGGGAAAGAAGCAGGCGTGGTATGCGCGCTGGGTAATCTTTGGATCGAAGCCACATACCATCCCTAAAACCAATGTGATTGGTCAGGCGATCAATCGTCGCCTAGATGCGGCAGGTGCCGGATACAATGTCTTTGATCAGGGAAAGATCCAGCACCCAGGATCTCGTGGCAATAACTTTGTTTTCCCTGCTGTGGAGGCAAACTATCAAAAGGGCGCTGACGCATTCGGTGCGACTGTGGTGCTCCTGCTCAATGACGAGGCAAAGCGCGCTAAGGTATTAGGGCTAGAGATTGAGTATGCCAACGGCACGGCCGCAAAGTGGCAGGGCAACCCAGCGCTCAAGCATTGGAACAAGCCTGACTTCGTCGGACCACTTACGCCACTGCAAGCCTTTGCTCGCAGCAAGCGAGAAGCCAGCGATAAGATCAAGGCAATCGCTGCAAGCAACCGAGTGCAGCAGCTTCGCCAAGATGCAAAGGTCTTCGGCATCCGACCCAATATGTCCAACCTGAGAGCAGGATAGGAGTAGAGCGTGGCATCAACCGGCGGTATCGTCTTCGCGCTAACGGCGAGAGATCTTGCCTCTAAGGCGATTGGCAAGGTCAATAACAGCCTGGGCAAACTAGGTGCTGCCGGCAAGATCGCCGCTGTCGGTATTGGTTTCGCCTCTGCTGCTACGGCAGCACTCGGAAAGATTGCCCTTGACGCGGTTCAGGCTGCTGCTCAGGATGAGCGCTCGACTATTCTTCTCAACGCTGCGCTCAAGCAGCGTGGATTCAATGTCCTTGAACTGACTGGCCGCATCGAAGAGCAGATCAATGCGATGGCTCGCCTTGGCATTGAGGATGACCAAGTTCGCGCTGGGCTCGAAATCGGTTCACGATTCTTCAAGGATCAAGAGACGCTGCTGAAAGCAAACGCTGTTGCAGCTCAGATCTCTGCCGCTACCGGCAAGGATCTCTCAGAAGTAATGATGATCCTTGGCAAGGCATCTCAGGGTCAGGGCAAGGGTCTCAAGGAACTTGGCATCGCCACAGAGAAGACAGTCAAGAAGACTGTCTATAAGACCAAGACAGATGAACTCGGCCATAAGATCACGGTCAAAACTACTAAGGCAATCAAAGAGCAGGTATCGATTCAAGACATCCTCACGGCTGCGACCGCAAAATACGGCGGCATTGCAGATGAACTGGCGAACTCAACCAGTGGTCGCTTCGCAGCAGCGCAGATCCAGTTCGCCGAAGCGATGGAGAAACTTGGCTACGACCTGCTCCCTGCTGTCAATGAGTTCCTGACCTTTATTGTTGAGGACGCTCTTCCAGTATTCCGAGACATCATCAACCAAATCGGTCCTGTCATCACCGACCTGATTGATAATGCGGTGCGCCCTCTTGCAGCATCATTCAATGATCTATTCGCAGTATTCGGCGCAGATAGTAAAACTGCTGTGCAGGCCCTGATCATCGCGCTGACGCCGCTCAAGATCTTCCTGCAAGCACTCAAGATCACGATCGATGCCATCGTGACTGGACTGAGGACACTGTTCGCAGCTCAGGGAACTCTTGGAACCGCTGGTACAACCTCTGCCGGATACTCACCGTATCTCGCCAACGCGGTCGCGGCAGGCACATTCCCAGGTGCCGCGCCAGGTCTGACTACCACCAATAACATCTTCATTGGCACAGGCAAGGTAGACACGGTCATCACCGATTCCATCAACCGCACAGGAACATTCAAGCGAGGCCGCTAAGTGGCAAACCCATTCAGCCTGATCGTCGCAGGCGTAGATAGCGGCGCAAACCTCCTTGACCTCCCAGCGCCAAGCGCTACCACTACGCCATATGTGGATCTTGGAAGCCTGACGCTGACACTCTCAGGCGATGGCAATGGCGGCTCAATGCAGTTCGATGTCATTGAGACCAAGACTCCAGTGGCAGGTCCGTGGTGGCGCTCTGGAGCCGTGTACGACAATGCACGCGTGCAGTTCTTTGACAGTCGCTACAGCGCGAGCACGCCACTCTTCCTTGGCTACATCACCGGTATTGATGCGCGGATGCTAGAGAACGGCCTTGGCTCGCGCGCGACCGTGACCTGTGAGGATGCAGACGGCTGGCTTGGTAAGACGATCATCCGCAACGGCACCACAGGCATCCGCGCCACCTCATTCGTAGACTCGTTCAAGCTGGGTAGTAGCACTAGCACCGACCGCGACATCATCAACGGCTTGCTCGCTCGCGTACATACGCAGGTGAACGATGCGACCACGCGCCAGATCCTTGATACCTCAGTGATCAGCGGCTCCACGCGCGCAATCTACACAGGCTCCGCGCAAACCATTGGCGATCAAATCTTCAAGGCGACCACCTTGCAGAGCGCACTCGATCAGGTTGCAGAGGCGGCTGGCGGTATTGCCGACATTCAGTACCGCTACTGGATTGATGGCGACGCTCGCCTCAACTACGGACCAAAGACCGCTGCGCCGAGTTTCGCCAATGCACCAGCAGAGATCGTCACTGATCCTGCAAGCGTGCAGACAGGGAGTGGCTCGACCGTGACGCGCCTTCTGGCACGCGACCTGACCGTCAATCTCGATCACTCGGACATCGTCAAGGGCATCTTTGTGCAGGCAGATTCTGCGTATGCGCGCTATGACAGCAATCAGACCTGGCCGACAGCGCCGACCAATGACCCATACTTCCGCACCTACACAGGCACCTACAGTCGCAACGGCGCAGGGCTGGCGAGCCGTAGCGGTCCTCTGCCGCACGAAGTATTCAGCGCTCCAAAGATCGTCAAGAAGGCAGACCGTGGCGCAGACATTGGTGCCTTGGCGCGCGCGACGATGGTGACGCGCGGCAAACCGGTACGCAGCGTCTCATTCACGATTGGTGGTGGCGATCTTACGCAGACCTCCGCGCCTGATTGGGAGTACGGCTACAGCCAAGGCTACGCACTCACGGCTGCTGCGACCTACACGCTCGTGAAGGCGTGGCTGCCAGGGCAGTATGTGAAGCTGACGGCACCAGCGCTCGACCTCTCGTCTACTATCCTCTACATCCCAACCGTGACGATGCGCTTCGCACAGGGTGGCGGCTCGTATCAGGTCGAGTACGAGATCCAGGCAGACTTCCGCCGCCAGTACCTCAAGGGTCTGCGCGGCCTCATTGCAGGAGAGTAAGAGTGGGTAAGTACGGCACGAATCTAGAAGGCTTCGGAGCGTTTGAGGGCGGAGTCAACGCCGACAAGGGCGCACCACTCGTCAGCACATCGAGCGACGGCGAGACGGCGCTGCTCTTTGGTCCTGCTGCGCTGCGTGAGATTCAGGCAGGCGTAGCGAACGGCGACTTCGCCATTCCGCCAGACGCAGCTGGAGACACGATCACCGCCGAGAACCCACTGCCGTACTGGACCTTCACCGATACTGACTCGGCAGGAGCAATCACCTGCGCCATCGTCGCAGACGCTGGCTCAGGATCAGGCAACATCCTTCGCTGGACTGTTGCTTCTGGCACTACCACCGGCAAGACGGCCACCCTCTCACGATATGTCGCTGTTCCTGCAACGCGCGATCGAGCGTATGGTTTCTTTGCAGAACTTACCGCAGGTGGCGCGACCAATACGACCAATCGGCAGATTGTTTTGCGGTCTCAATATCACAAACAAGACCTGACAACTACTGGCTCTGAGTTCACAAGTACATATGCACTCAGCACTTTTGCCTCAACAGTAAGCGTGCCGTTTACAGCGCCTAACGGCACACCAGCCGATGCAGCATTCTTGAAGTTATCCATTCAAGTGGACACCACTGGAACAAACGCGTCCGCCACAACTGTTGATGTGTACGAAGTAAAGACCGTCATTGCCAATCCTTATGTACTCGCAAACTCCAATCTTGGAGGTATTCCTGGGGCAATGTGGAAGGTAGGAACAGATCTTTACATCGCTAACACACTTGGAAGTTTTGACGCTGCAAGTGGAAACTTGCTTCCCACAGCTGCATATCTGTTGATTGGTAGTTCAGACGCAATCTTCTACGATGGGAGTTTCTCGATTGAAAACGGCCAGCTGGGAGTTGCAGTAGCGACGGCATCTACGGATGCACTATTACTTGCCGTGACAGGCGATACAGAGTCGCGTCTAATCATTGATGGCGATGGAACACACAACTGGGGATCTGGATCTGCGGCACAAGACACCAACCTCTATCGCTCTGCTGCCAACACACTAAAGACCGATGACTCTTTGGTTATTGGAGGCTCTAACTCCAACTGGGTTTCACGAATCACTGCGACTGCGGCGCAATCGCTGACCAACAACACGCTCACCAAGATCACATTCAACACTGCAAGCAGCACGCCAACCACTGACTCATACGATCCACAGGGCTGGTTCGATAACGCCAATGACCGCATCGTGATTGGTCAGGATGGCTTCTACAACATCACCGCCAATGTCGGCTTCGCAGCTAATGCAACGAGCAGGCGATTGGTGCAAATCTTTGTGAACGGCTCGGATCGTGGCAGCGTGCAAGTGACGGCATCTGCTGCTGGTTCAACACTTTTGAGCGTGTCAACAAATATCTACCTTGTTGCAACTGACTATGTAGAAGTTCACGCCTTGCAGCAGTCAGGTGGCGCACTCAACACAGCCTCAGTGACTGGCGTGTATCCAGTCCTGAGCGTCGCAAGGCTTGGTGCGTGATGGACGCTGAACTTCAGGCATTGAATAACGCTCTCGTCGCAGCGGCCGTACACGGCTGGCAAGTGACCCTGCTCGATCAGATTGACGGCGTGTGGACTGCTGGCGCGTCAGACAGCATCTGGGGCGAGCCTCTCGCCACAGGCACCGGCGCAACTCGCACTGACGCGCTGCTCGCGCTGACTGCCGCGCTGGAGTCACGATGACCCCACGCCAGATTGACCAACTAATCGAGCGCCTGGACTCGCACTCTGCGAAGCTGGATGAGGTGCGCTCCGATGTGGACAGGATCAAAGGAGGACTAGTAGTCATTGGTGCGCTGTTGTTCAGCGTGCTGATCCCACTACTCGCATCGCTGCTCTCGCGGTGAAGCGGCTCGCGTTCCCACTGCTAGGGATCATCTTCACCACGCTCGTCTTCCTGCCCATCGTGCGCGCAGAGGACACGCCACAGCAGGGCGTGCGGATGACCGTCTACAACGGCTTCCAAGATCCGAACTATCAGCCGTGGGTAGAGCCGCCTACCGGTGAGCCGTGCTTTGATGCCGTCGTGCCACAGATAAACTCAGACTGGGGTGGTGGTCCTGCCGCAGAGGGGTGCGACCATAACTTCTTCTTGGTGCATTACAGCGGCTGGTTGACCGTGCCAGAGAGCGGAGCCTATGAGTTCCTTGCACTCGTTGACGATGGCTGGCGGATGACGATCAACGGCCAGCTCGTGAACGATAACTGGGTGCTGAAGGGCTGCGGCGGATGGTGGAGCGGACCCAATGAAGGCTTCATCGATCTGACCGCTGGCGTGTCGTATCCGCTGGATGCGTGGATGTACGAGTGGGGTGGCGGTGCGTGCGCGATTCTCTGGTACGGATCGCCGACCAACTACGGCGTAGTTCCTACCGAGTGGCTGACCACCGCGCCAGTGCAGACTCCAGAGCCGTCACCAGAAGAAAGCCTAGCGCCATCTGTTGCGCCAACGCCAGAACCAAGTCCTTCAGAAAGTCCATCGCCAGATCCTACGCCATCTGTGGAGCCGTCACCATCTCCGACGCCAGAGCCGTCACCATCTGTAGAGCCAACACCAAGTGAGGTGCCAAGTGTCGAGCCATCGCCATCACCGACTCCCACACCCAAGCCGTCGCCCACGCCTGAGCCTTCGCCAGAACCTAGTGCGAGTGAGTCCGCTTCTCCTGATCCCTCTCCTGTACCTACTGACTCACCATCAGTAGCTCCGAGCGTGGAGCCAACACCGTCGCCGTCACCGTCACCAGATAACATTGCAGAAGAAGCAGCACAAGCCGTAGGAGAGGCGGTGGCTGCCGTTGGCGAAGCGGTGAGCGCAGCCATTGGCAAGATCGCCAATCTCGGCAAAGACCTCTCGCCAGCAGAGAAAGAGAAGGCCGCGCCAGTAGCGGTGGCAATCGTGATCAGTCAGGTTGCGAGTGCCGCAGTCGCTGCTGCGTCTAGTGCCGCTGCTGCGGCGAGAAAGGTGACCAAGTGATCAAGCGCATCATCGTAGATCTCGTCGGTGGAGCCTGGACGATTCTCGGTCTCCTGTTCGCAGTCGTGGTCTTGCCGGAGGGCGAGACCCAATCAACGATGGCGGCACTGTTCGGCGGACTCACGCTGATCTGGCTGCTGACTGGACCACTCAGGTGGATGGAGGAGTAATGAGCGCAGCAGACCACATCGAGCAGATTCACGAGCAGGGCTGGACGCGCGTTGATACCGCGCCAGGTGAGTGGGTTGCGCTCGTGCTGAACCTTGATAACAGCGCCTTCGGCGGCACGCTCTGGAAGCAGGGCGAAGACGGCAACGACTACTCAGAGGGATGCACAGAGGGATTCCCTGTGAGCGCCGCGCTGGACTTTGAGGCTGCCGGTCGAGCAGTTGCAGTGCTCATCAAGAAGGAGAACGCCGCGTGAAGTACAAGGTCAAGTCGCAGCTCTACAGCGACGCTGAGGCGCAGCAGAAGGGCGCGAAGCAGATCCTAGACGACTGCACCTGGTCATCCTGTGCGGCCGCAGTCTCGTGGGCTTCTGGCTATGCGGTGGACTACAGCGCCGCTGACGGCGTAGCAGCAATGAAGAAGGTGACTGGTCGCAAGGATGTGCAGGGCAAGTCAGATAACGGCGGCTCTCTCGCTGAGGCAGTCAAGGTCATCGCGCACCTAGGCGGAAAGGCTCGATATGCCAAGTCGTGGGAGGACGCAGTCGCAGCCGCCAAGGGTGGCGCTGCGTTGATGGTCTGGGTACAGCAGGCGGTGGACTACCCAGCAGGGGTCAAGATCTCGGCGTGGCACGACCGCTGGCACAAGTGGTGGAGCAAGCACGCGCCAGAGAAGATCAAGGCAGGGTACGGACATATGTGCAGTAGTGGATATGACGATGTTGACGGCTGGCAGTTCTGCTGCCCAACTCGTGACGAGAAGGTCGCCGCTGAGAAGTACGCCGTGCCGGTGACGGAGGCGCAGCTCCGCCAGATCGCTAACAGCAAGGTCAAGGCTGGCAAGTTGAAGGCTGACTACAAGGCGCTGCTCATCGTCACGCACCCAGGCAAGGCTACGGCTCCCAAGCCAGTCGCTGCGCCTGTGGTCGCCCCAGCGCCCACGCCAGCACCTGCTTCTAAAATCGCCGTAGAGGCACCTAGGAGCCACGCAGAGCCGCGAAAGGTGGCGAAGGGTACTAAGACACCACCTGACGCGGTGCAAGCACAACTGGATCAGATCGGCAAGGCTGATTGGGGCGCTATCGCCGCTGACGGTCTCGCAGTCATCAACGCGGCAGCAGCCGCTACAGGAAAGGAAAAAGGTATGAACCGCATCTGGGCTGGACTCAAGTACATCGCCGCGAAC